TAAATATTTGGAGTCAAAGTTATGATAATCCTGAGTACTTCAAAGCTTGGCACGTTCAATTAATTGCAGAGGATATTGAAGAGTGTTTAGAAACAGGACTAAACTATGTTTGTGTTCTTCCACGATTCCATTTTAAGAGTACTATCTTAGGTCATGCCTTTAGTGTCTGGAGGTTATTGACTGCGCCCCGTGACTGCGCGGTACTATATCTATCGTATAGTGATGGGATGGCACAGTATCATATCTCAGAGATTAATAAAACTGTCAAAAGAAATCCTTTGTTAATGTCTTGGCTGGATAATAAATCTCCAAAAGCTGACTTCTCGTTTAGATATTCTATTAATAATAAGAATGCTGATATATTACACGGTGGTCTATTTTCATTTAAGAGAGGTATGCATGTAAATGGTGCTTTGATTGCAGATGATATTCTGCGTGACCCTGAGAACCCATTGAATATGGGACAGATAACTAAAGTTGAAGATCACTTTATGACGGAATCATTATTTATACCATTGAAGGGAGTCCCAGTAATTGTATTGGGTACACCTATGATGCCTGGAGATATTTTAAGTAAGCTTCAAGATGATAGTCGGTTTAAGTCTAGAGTATTGCCAGCACTAGATCCTGTCCCTGGACGTAGAGTATTGATGCCTGAGTTATATAATGAGGAATGGCTGCTAGAACAACAGAAAGCCAGACCTAAATCTTTTGCATCAGAATTCATGTTGATTCCTCATTTCTCTACAGAGTCATATTTTGAAGAAGAGGATATTACTAAGTGTGAATCTACTGATTTAGTTAATCTGCCACCAACTCGTAAGTGGCCTTCTGAAGAAGATGAAATGCTCTTTGCAGGGTTTGATGTGGGTAAGAAACGTCACCCGTCCCACTTAGTTATTTTTAGACGGCACGGTGATATACTTGAACAAGTCCATTCATCCTTTTTAGATGGGTGGAGCTATACTGATCAAATCGAGTATCTGAATAATGTCGCTAAGTACTTTGATTTAAACAAAGGGTATGTGGATAATACTAGGGGTGAACTTGAAGAGCGTGGGTTAGATACCGTATGGAAGCCCATGACTTTTACAACCAAGAGTAAAAATACTATGGCTCAAATCTTTGAGACATATGTTCATTCAGGGAATCTACGCCTCATTAAAGATGAACGGCAAAAGCAACAGATTCTATCAGTTAACAATGAATTGAAAGCTCCCGAAACTCCTATGGGTCATGGGGATGCGTTCTTTTCTATAGCAATGGCTTTATCTGCTGCATATGAAACAACCATCTATAAGATTCAAACCTTGGGAAGTGTGCAAGAGTGGATGGAATCAGTTGAAAAGGGAGAAGTAGAAGAACGAAGAAAAGATAAGATGCCAGAAAGGGGAACCCCTCTTCTAAATTTTAAACCTGAAATATCAGTCAATGCTTTAGAAGATGCGCCAAACCCTGACTGTCAAGAAGTGGTATGTTCTCCATCCTTCTGGGTGCCAGAACGTAATTTATGTATATATTGTGGATATAGAGGATAGGAGGTTGTATAAATGGTAACACTTACTGAACAAGCCGAAACAATTTTGGAGACTCGTTATTATTTAAAAGATAACACTGGCAAACCTCAAGAAAATGCAGAGCAAATGTTTCGGCGTGTTGCCAATGCATTAGCAGAAGTAGAGACAAAATATCTGTCATTGCCCGTTGAAGTAGAGTTAGTAGCTACTGATTTTTATGAAATGCTTTCGGAGTTGTATTTCTTACCCAATTCTCCTACACTTATGAATGCGGGTACTCCAGCTGGTACACTATCAGGATGCTTTGTCCTTCCATTGGAAGATAGTATGCAAGATATAATGAAGACTGCAACGGATGCAGCTATGGTACAGAAGTATGGGGGAGGCACAGGCTTTGCGCTATCTAAGATTCGTCCTAAGGGTGACCCTATTAATACTACACAGGGTAAAGCGTGTGGCCCTATAGAAGTATTGAAAACTCTTTCCCGTGTATCGAGTATGATAACTCAGGGTGGGAAACGGGATGGGGCAAATATGGCAGTCATGTCTGTATATCATCCTGACATTAGAGACTTTATTACTTGTAAAACCTATGAGGGAGATATTCATAACTTTAATATAAGTGTCGGTGTCGATTCTAATTTTATGAAAGCAGTAATTAATAATGCTGAATATCCCTTGGTACACCCTACTACAGATAAAATTACGGAATGGGTTAAGGCTTCTGAAATTTTTGATATGATCATAGAGGGGGCATGGAAGAATGGTGAGCCTGGGTTAGTCTTTATTGATAGTATTAATAAAGATAATCGAGTTAAACAATATCATGGAGATATGATTGCCACTAATCCTTGTGGTGAACAACCTTTGTTAAGTAATGAGAGTTGTAATCTAGGGTCTATTAACTTAGTGAAATTCCTTCAAGATTCTGATTCCTCAGTATGGGAATCTAAAATTAATTGGGAAAAATTGACTAGCATTACAAAGTTAGCTATTCGCTTTTTAGATAATGTGATTGATGCGAATCAGTATGCAACTGAGGATATTGATAAGATGACTAAATCTACTAGGAAGGTGGGTTTGGGAGTTATGGGCTTTGCTGATTTACTTATTGCTTTAAAAGTTCCTTACAATAGTGAGGTAGCTTTGAATATTGGGCGCACGTTAATATCATTTATTAGGAATATTGCTGACAATACTTCGTTGGATTTAGGTAGAGCTAGAGGGACTTTCCCTGATTGGGTTAATAGTGACTACACAAGTAACTTTACATATCGTAATGCTTGTCGTTTAAGTGTGGCTCCGACAGGCACTATCTCTATGATTGCAGACACATCTAGTGGGATAGAACCTACCTTTGCTTTGGCATGGAGGAAATCTAATATATTAGAAGGGAAGAGTTTATACTATGTAAATAAATTCTTTGAGGATACCGCTAGAGAACATGGATTTTATTCTGAGGATTTGATGGAACACCTAGCTAAAGGTGGCTCATTGCAAGACCGTGAGGATGTACCTGAGTGGGCTAAAGAGGTATATGTAACCGCTCCTGATATCTCTCCAACAGCTCATGTAAATATGCAAGCTGCTTTTCAAGATGCAGTAGATGCGGGGATATCGAAAACAATTAACTTTGCGAATAATGCTACTAGAGAGGATGTGCAAGCAGCCTATCTTCAAGCCTGGGAAACTGAATGTAAAGGCATCACTGTCTATCGTGCAGGAAGTCGAGTTAAAGAAGTCCTCACTACAGGATATATTGACGAGACATGTAACTGTGATACCCCCTTGATTATTCAAGAAGCTGGTTGCAGTTCTTGTAAGAATTGCGGGTGGAGCGCATGTGAAATCGCCTAAAGTAACAATGTTAATACTAGGTATTTGTGTTATACTAGTTATGATAGGAGCAGAAGCTATGATTATATTAGATAATCCAGTAGAAATATTTAGAGGGATTAATATATGCCCTCTACATTAGAGGAGAGAATATGATAGGAAATACTTTAAGAGATAGAAATAATCAGTATGTAGCAACTAAGGATGGGACAGGAACGTGGCGTATACTAGATACATGGCATGATGATTTAAGGTCATTAGACCCTGAAGAAGATATTCCTGATGATAGCTCTGCGGTCACCCTCTTATCAGAGGGAGCATTCTTAGCTGTAGTTAAGGAAGCTGCTCGTTTAGGTGTATTAGCTAATGCTGCCTTTACTGAACAGACTGATATGGAGAAAGAAATATTAGAGAAAGAGTCAGAAGTTTTGGATTTACGGGAAAAATTAGTAAAATATGAAGAGGAGAACTTTACATTGAAACAACAACCTGACAGGAGTGAGGGCTTTGTACTCAAAGAAATGGCTATGAATACATTACTTAAGCTTACATCTATGTCAGATATCCAATCGTTAAGCAAGGATTAAAAACTATGAGACTATCTGAATATCTACCTGAAGTACCAGCTATGACTCAACAAATGGCTGAGTTGAATTCGCAAATTAGTCAATTAGAGTTGATGAAGTCTTCTGGTGATACGGCTTCTTCCCCTTCGTTTGGCTTAGACCACGTAGTAAATACGTGGGTACGCCATCAGATGGCATACCGTCAACAATTAGTTATGGATATACAAACCATTTCTATGTCTGTAGAAGAGGTACGTTCTCCTGTTACACATATCACAGGGGAAGTTTTTCGTAGGGGTATCGAATGGAAACCCCTAGTAAATGATCCTGACCTTGAACAGAAGGAGGTATTAAGTACATTTCTATCTGATTGTAATTCTTTTGGGCAATCTTTAGAAGAAGTCTTAAGACAGTTTCATTATGATGTTAATGTAGTTGATGATGGTTTCCTTTATTTAGTCAAGGAATATTATGATGATGGTAAAGGCATCCGTTCTAAGGTTAAAGAAATTCGTAGGCTTAATCCTGCCTTAGTTGAATATGATTTAGATATGGCAGGGTTACCTAAGAATGCTCACTTTGCTTGTCCAATGCATCGAGAACATTTAGCTGATATTCCAGGTAAATGTAAAGAAGCGAACTGTGACCATGATCGTCAGCCTGTGATGTATAAGTATTACCATCGTAGTCAACATATATATTTATTTGAAAATGAAATAATTCATCTTTCTAAATTCTTCCCATCTGAAACGTATGGGTGGAGTCCGTTGCTTACTATCTTTGAAAAGGTATTAACTTTGATTGGAATGGATAAGAATTTATATAGGTATTTCTTTGAACGTAAGATGCCTGGGTCTATGATGATGGTCTTTACTGATGACCCTGAAAGTTTACGTAGGGAACGGGCTAATATAGCTTCTCAAACTCGTATGGATCCTAACTTTATTCCTATGGTAGCTGTATCTGCTAAGAATAATAGGGGTAGAGTAGACATGGTACGTCTATTCCATACCTTACAGGAGATGGATTATCTTCCTGTTAGAGCAGAAATACGAGAACGTGTTGCTGCTATGTGGGGTGTAACTCCTGCTTGGCAAGGTGCACCTGAGGCTTTCGGTGGCCTTTCTACTCAGACTCAACAACTTGTAGTTATGAGTCGTGTAGTTGAGGGTGACCAGAGACTTTTCCATGAAAAAGTTTTCCCTAAAATTTTAGAAGCCTTTGGTATTACGGATTGGCAGCTGTGGTTACCACAACCTGAAGAACGAGCTGAAGCTACTCGTATTCAATTCGCTCAACAAAAGGTAGCTATCGCTAATCAGTATGCTCAGTTAGGATTTACGGTAGAGTTGAAAGACCAAGAAGTATCAATGGAAGAAGCTGAATTTACAATTTCTGGTGAAATGGTACATACTGCTAAGATGAATGAAGAACAACAAATGCTTCAATTACAACAACAGGAACAACAGATGGAAGCACAAGCTCAACAGGAACAGCAACCTCAAGAACCTGAATCTATGGAACTAGGAGGGCAACCCCCTGAGGCAGAGGAAGAAATGCCTATTCAAAACATGAGTTTAGAAAAGACTATTCCTGCCCACAAACGTAAGTTTGGTGGGAGAACTGGGGGCAGAACTCCCGATTGGCATGATAAATCTCCCCTA